TTGACTTGAACACCACACAGGAGGCCATTGCGGGACCAGCCCCGGCGATAAATGTTATTCCGACAGAGGTTTCTGGGCAAACACGCGATGTCGGCGATTACCACATCATTCAGTATGACGATTACACCGTGGTTTACGAATTCCCGCCTACTGAGAAAATTCGCGAATCAAACTCGGATGGGGGATTCGAGACAATCTCTCTCTCAGCTCAGGCCACTATTTCACCCAACCCGAAAGCCAACTGGCTTCGAGAGTACATACTCACAGCAACAGCGCCTGTAACGCAAGAAACAGTCGGATCTATGGGTTATGACGTCGTGTCATTCCCACTAGCCGTGCCAGCGTCAGATGGGTTGAGAATAGATGTTATTCGAGATTCATCGCAAAACATTTATCTGGACGGTCCTGTAGCAGGCCAGACAGGTCTCATCATCAACAAAGACAAAGCCAAGATACAGCTTCGCGCAGAAGCAGGCCAGTGGCTTTTCAGCACATAGGAAGTAAAAATGCCAAGCCGCCAAGTCAATCTCATTAGTGACGTGTGGGTTAAAGCCACCAATGACAACACCAGCCCGTTTCGACTTGTAAACGACGGTAATGAGTCAAACCGCATTCTGTGGATTGCCGATACCACGCAACCGCCAAACACTCAAGCGAGTCTAGACAGGGCGACAAGCCTGACAGTAGACGAGAGCATGAGCCGGTTCGATGAAATGGCTGGAGAGGATTTATGGGTTCTCGGGAAGACAGGTCAAAGCATCGTGATGATCGGGCCGTAACTAGCATTATGTTGCAGATAAATGCAAGAGTCTATTTTTCGTGAAAACTAAAGTAGTAACTAATGGTAATTAAATAGTAATTATGGGCGTAGGTAGACCGATAGGCGGCGAGAAGCATGGAGGGAGGGCCAAGGGGACTCCAAACAAGTCTACCAAGGGCATACTCGCCAAACTGAAAGAGCTTGACTGTGACCCTATAGAGGGCATGGCGATGATGGCTAAAGGTGAGGTTCCTTGTCTGCACTGTGATGATGACAAGAAAATGGGAATGCTTGAAGTCATGCGCATGTTTGGCTCAAAGCCCAAAAACGATGAGCAGATTGTCGCGCTGTCGGAAATCAGAATTGATTGCCCTGTCTGCGGTGGGACGAAAATCGAGAAAGTTGCTCAGAAAACCCGCAGTGATATGTACAAGGAATTAGCCAATTATGTCGCGCCAAAGAGAAAATCACTTGAAGTGAGCGGTCATCTTAGAGGCGATAAAACGCCCGATGCCGGAGTTACCCAGAGCGACTAATGGATAGCGCAGCGTTCGATTATGATCCTTACTATTTAGATGGGGATGAATACGGCGGTCTTGATAACGAGGTCGAGAGGGTAAAGCTTGATTTAAAGCTACAACCCAAGCAGCTGACAGCGTTCAACACTGAAGCTAACGAAATTCTTTACGGTGGCGCTGCTGGCGGTGGAAAATCGCATTTCATTCGTGTTCTGGCTATCTGGTCTTGCTGCAATGTGCCTGGTATACAGGTTTACTTGTTTCGACGAAAATCACCGGATTTGATTAAGAACCACGTTGATGGGCCTACAGGATTTGAGGCAATGCTGGCGGATACCGTCAAGTCCGGCGGAGCTAAGATCAACCGATCAGATAACACTATTTCATTTCCTAATGGGTCAAAGATATTTCTTTGCCATTGCCAGCACGAGAAGGACAAGATCAATTATCAGGGCGCAGAAATTCATTTACTGCTGATTGATGAGCTGACGCATTTTACCGAGACCATATATCGATATTTGCGGGCTAGGGTCCGTTTGGGCGGTCTGAAAGTGCCTGATGAGCACAAGGATATGTTTCCGCGCATTGTATCGGGTAGCAACCCTGGAGGCGTTGGGCATAACTGGGTCAAACTGACCTTTGTGGACATTGCCCCACCGTTGAAAGTAATTAGAACTGAAAAATCAGAAGGTCGAATGCTGCGACAGTACATCCCGGCAAGGCTTGACGATAATCCCGCACTTGCGGCTAATGATCCTGATTATGGCGACCGCCTAGAAGGGTTAGGCAATCCAGAGCTTGTCAAAGCCATGCGTGATGGCGACTGGAATATTGTTGCTGGCGGCATGTTCGATGATTTGTGGCGAACAGATGTTCACGTCATTGAGCCATTTGAAATACCGTCAAGTTGGCGTGTGGACAGAGGTTTCGATTGGGGTTCAAGCAAGCCATTCTCGGTCTGCTGGTTCGCTGAGTCAGACGGCACCCCCGCAAAGCTCAAAGACGAGACGGAGCGGCATTTCGCGAGAGGTACTATTTTCCAAATAGCCGAATGGTATGGATGGAACGGTAGTGCAAACACGGGATGCAAAATGCTGGCAGTTGACATTGCAAAAGGCATAAAAAATCGTGAGAAAGAGCTGCCAATGAAGATCTTCCCCGGTCCCGCTGACTCTGCCATTTACGCCACTGAAAACGGAGTGTGCATTGCCGAGGATATGGAGTCTGAGGACATTGAATGGACGCCAGCGGATAAATCTCCAGGGTCAAGAATAAATGGCTGGGAGCGGATGAGAGAGCATTTCAAGGGAGCCTTAAATCCACTGGAAAATCGAGGATTTTTTGTTTTTTCAAATTGCATTCATACAATCAGAACAGTGCCAACCTTGCCAAGACATGAAACAAAAACCGATGACGTTGATACTGATTCAGAGGATCACATCGCGGATACATTGCGATATCGGATCTCACAGGCCAAACCTGCGTCCACAGAACAATCGTTCAACGTAGGCTTCATGTAACGTGGGCGTCACAACAACCCATCCGCTGTACGACAAGTTCAGGCCCAGATGGAAGCGCTCGCAGATATTTTACGAGGGCGAGGACGCAGTAAAGGCCAAGGGCGAGAAATACCTCAAAAAGACAGGCGGTCAGATAGCGGCGAGCTTGTCAAATAACCCTGTCGAAAAACAGGCCGCTAAAGAGGCGTACGACAACTACAAGGACAGGGGTGTAGTGCCAGAGGTTTACACCGCGTCGGTTATCGGCTTGACAGGCTTGGCTTGTCAGAATAAGTGGGACATTCAGATACCGCCAGCGATGAGATATCTGGAGGAGAATGCATCATCAGGCATTCCGCTGGAAGGTATGCAAAACGTATTGATTCATGCGGGATTGACCGATGGTCGTCTGGGGCATTTTATCGACAACGATCCCATTGACAATGAACTGAGGATAGCGCTCTATAACGCCTTAGCCATCACAAACTGGAAGAACGACTACAACTCGACGAACCTGGTTGTGCTTCAAGAGCTTCACGATGAGACGGAAGTCACGGACATATTCAGCCACGAAAAGGACACGCACTATCGAGTATTAAGACTTGACGAAGATCGTTACGTTGTCGATCTGTACAAGCTTAATGGAAATGACAGTGATTACGCTATCGCTGACGAATTTGAGATGGATTATCAGGAGGGCATGATCCCGTTTACCTTTCAAGGGTCAACAGGGCTTGAAGTTGAGCCTGATATTTTGCCGCTTGAGGGGATGGTTATCGCGTGCAAGAACTATTACCGGCTGTCGGCAGATTTGTTTCACGATATCCACATGAGCAACCAGAGCACGTTGTTTGCTGCCGGGTTTTCCAAAGATGAGAACATTTCTTTTACTGGCGGTGGTTCAATCGTCAAGACAACAAAGAGCAAAACCGAAGCAGATTTAAAGTTCGTCTCAACGGAAGGTCGGGGTCAAGCTAACGCTATCCAGATGATGGATAAGATGCTGGAGCTGGCAGAGAAACAATCACATCGATTAACCGCCGCCACCAATGGTGTGGAGGCGTCTAGCACACTAAGGCAAAAAACAATCGCCAAGACGGCATCCCTCCGATCTGTTGAGCAGCAAGCGGTTGCAGCGCTAGAAAAAGATTTGCGCCACATCGCCAGATGGAAAGGGCTGGACCCTGATCTGTGCACTGTGCGCAGTCATTACCAGTATTCAGACGAGCAGATTGAAGCTACCTTGTTCAAAGCGCTGTCTGATTCTGTTGCAGTGGGCGCAACGCCTCAGATCGTGCTGAACGAGTATGGTCGCAAAACGCGATTACACGAAATGGATGACGATGAGATCGAGGCACAATTTCAGGCTGAAGCAGATCGTGCTGCGGCTAGAGAGATTGGCATGGGCGGCGGTCAATCTAACGAAGGTGATGAGCCGGTAGACGCATAGTGGAAGCGATTGACGCGCTCTTTCAGGCGAGTCACGAAAGAGAGGCATACGCTAAAGGGACTGCTACGCGAATACTGAATTTTCTTCGTGATCTGGAGGTAGACACAGCCGCCAAGTTGGCCGCCCGAATAGAACGATTGAGCGAACGCGACAAGGCAAACTTTGTCCGTAATCGTACCCGAGGGCAGTATTCAACAGAACGTCTTGAGCGGTTGCTAGATTCGATACGTGAAACGTCGATAGAGTGGCGTCGGCTCACAGAGGAAAACATTGGTTTGTCGGCTAAGGAGGTGGCGGCCTCTGAATTGGCGTTGCAAACTAAGGCGCTGGAAATTGCTGGCGTTATTGGTGAAGGCATTTCGATTCAAGCAGCAGTCAGTGCTGCTTATGCGCAACCGTTACTGGCAAGGCCGTTGAGAGAGTACTTCAAAGATCAGCAAGCGTCGGTTAGAAGGGCAATTACCGATAGTTTGAGACGTTCATTTGTCGCTGGTGAGACGGTAGATCAAGCGGTTAAATCGCTGATCGGGACTAAAGCATTAAATTACACGGATGGAGATCTAAGAAAAAATCGTAATGGTGTTCGTATGCTTGTGCGTACTGGTCTGAATCACATTTCTAATGTGACCACCAGAGAGACATACAAGGCGCTAGGAGTAACGCACGTTATCTTTATTGGCGTAATGGATTCTAGGCAAAGCACCATCTGCGCCGGATTGTCGGGAAGGCGTCTGGATTTGAATAATCCAAACGAGCCTTTTCCGTTGCGTCATCCCAATTGTAGGAGCACAATAGTTCCTGATATAGAGGGTCTAAGTGATACAACTAGGCCAGCAGTGGGCGCTAATGGAGTGACACAGATACCGGCTGACTTGACGTATAAAGAGTTCTTCGACCGTCAGCCAGTATCGTGGCAGCGCGATCAATTGACAGCGTTGCAGTACAGGTTGTATAGAGAAGGCAATCTCGAATTCTCACAGTTCAGTGATGTGAAATTCACACGCGAACTGACAGATGGTGAACTGGAAATTCGTTATTCGGAAATTCTTGGCAGGCTGAACGGGGCAGATCGCCAGGCAGCGTGACAAAAGTCACAGTTTTGAAGTGGTAAACTAGCCGCATGAAGCTGGTCGATTCAATCGAAAAACCAACGCATGATCGGGCTGAGTGTCCTGAGTGCGGAATCGTCAGTCATGGAATCTGGATGCAGGCCACGCCAGAGGTCAATGTGAAAACGGGCCGAATCAAGAAAAAAGGCGCACTGATGATTTTGTACTGCGCTGAGTGCTACCGAGAGGGGCGCTATACGGAGGTTGGGCGGTGAGTGCTAAAACACAAAAAAGACAAGTAATCGCAAGCGCTAATATCGTTTGCGAGAAAACCGGCAAGGAGCTGGCTTTAGATGAAGAATCGATGCCACCGAGATTCTATATAGAAAACAGTGACAACCGGATCAAG